GCAGCAAATACAACTGGAACTAACGGAGTAGCTGTAGGTGCGGAGGTATTAAAAGCAAATACTACAGGTGATTTTAATACAGGCGTAGGCTTTGCTGCATTAGAAGCAAACACTACAGGTTCGCAAAGCACAGCAGTTGGTTTTGCTGCCTTAGATGCAAATACTACAGCAGACAATAATGTAGCAATAGGCTATGCATCATTAACTTCTAATACAACAGGTGCAACAAATACATCTGTTGGTGCTTTGTCTTTACAAGAAAATACTACAGCTTCAAATAATGTAGCAGTTGGCTATTTATCTTTAGGAGCAAATACCACTGGAACTAATAATGTAATGGTTGGTACTAATGCTGGTGATGCTATTACTACATCTAATAATAATACAGGTGTTGGACATGATGTATTAGGTGCTAATACAAGTGGAGACCTTAATACAGCTATGGGTAGCACTGCTTTAAATACTAATACAACAGGTTCAAATAACACTGCTATTGGTTTTGCTGCTTTAACAGCAAATACAACTGGTGCTAATCATGTTGCAGTTGGTACTAATGCTTTAGGTGCTAATACCACAGGTGTTCAAAATACAGCTTGTGGAGATGGTGCTTTAGCATCAAATACAACTGGTAATACCAGTGCAGCTTTTGGTATAGGAGCATTAGATGCATCTACTACAGGTGAAGATAATACTGCTTGTGGTGCTTATGCACTATCAACTGCTACAACAGCTTCTCAAAATACAGCAGTAGGAAAATTTGCTTTATTTGCAAATACTACAGGAACTAATAATACTGCTGTTGGTCAAGTTGCAGCAGATGCAATAACTACAGGTAGTAATAATACTGCTCTTGGCAGACACGCATTAAGTACAGCTACCACTTGTGATGGTAATACAGCAGTTGGTAGTAACGCTATGGGAGACACTACTTCAGGATATAGTAATGTTGCAGTTGGCTTGAGTGCAGGTGGTTCAAATACTACAGGATACCAAAATGTTTATATTGGTAGTGGTGCTGCTGGAGATGCTACAACAGGAGCTAATAATGTTGTTATAGGAATAAACTCTGAATTATCTGCAGCTAGTGGTGGAAATCAAATTATATTAGGAGATACAGTAACAGGTGTTGGAAATTCTAATTTTACTTTTGGAGTAGGAACTACAGATTCAAATATAGCTTTTGGAGCAACTTCAATTACAGCACCATCAGACATAAGACTAAAAGAAAATATACAAGATGAAGAAGTAGGTTTAGATTTTATAAACGATTTAAGACCTGTTACTTTTCAATGGAAAAAAGAAAAAGATATACCTACAGATATGAAAGCCTATAAAGAGGGTTCTGAAAAAAGAACTATGAATGGTAAATATAATCATGGTTTTATAGCACAAGAAG